ATAAAGATGGTGTTTTAGGATATTGTTGGATGCATCATTTTAAATGTCATTCAGCTAGAAGTTGTAATACTTGGGCAGCAGGTGGACCAATTAATAGAGATGAGGTTTCATATGATTGGCAAAAACGTAATTTAAAAGTAGCTTTAGACACAGAACCAATTGATCCTGAAATTTACAAAGACATATAAAGATGAAAAAATCAGAAGTAAGAAAAATTATCCACGAAAGTACCCTTGAAATACTAACTGAAAAACTTTGCCCTAAGGGTAAAGCATATGTAGCTAGACGTAAAGCCGCAGGTGAAAAACATGGCGCTTACTTAATGGGTAGAGCAGTTAAAGTTTGTAAAGGTCAAATGAGTGGCACTAAAAAGAAAAAAGCAAATGAAGATGCCGCTATGGAAAAATCAGCTTTAGGTATGGCAATGTATGGTAAAAAATCCAAAATGAAAGAAGTTGAACTTAAAAACAACACTGAATTTAAAATCAAATTAAAACATTTACTTCAAAAACATGCTATTAACCTAAAAAAAGGATCTTCTGACACAGAATTTAAGCTTACATTAAAACATCTATTAGACAAACACGTTGTTAAAGGTGGTGAAATAGAAGAAGATATGACTACTAATGAAGTGTTAGCATTAGAAATAGATGAAAATATAACTGAAGCTAAATTTAAAGGTAAAACAGTTCAACTAAATAAACCAACAAGAGGTGACAGTAAAAAGTTTAAAGTTTATGTTGCTAATGGTAAAAACAAAGATGGTAGTATTAAAGTAAAAAAAGTTAATTTTGGACACGGTGGTACATCAGCTAAAAAACGAGGTGAAAAAACAATGTCGATTAGAAAATCTAATCCCAAAGCAAGAGCAGCATTTAGAGCAAGACATAGATGTGACACCCCGGGTCCTAAAACAATGGCTAGATATTGGTCATGTAGAAAATGGTAAACATTTTTTAAAAACTTCTACTAAAAAACTTGGAAAATTAATAAATTCTTCGTATCTTGACGTATAATATAAATGCGAACAATATGCAAGAACTAAGACAATTTGTCAATCAAATGCAAGCTACCTCTAGTAGCTTAGATAAAGTAGAAATACTAAAAAAACAATCAATTTTTATTAAGTTAATCCTTAGACACACTTACGATCCTTACAAACAATATCACGTTACTAGTAAGACATGTAAGAAAAACAGTGACTTATCTAATCCAAATAACATACATGATACTATATTTGACTTGTTAGATGATTTAACTAACAGAAAATACACGGGACATGATGCAATCGCTATGGTAAATAGTTTTGCTGCTCAAAATCCAGGTTACGAAGACTTAATTTATAACATTATTGATAAAGACTTAGAAATTAGAGCAGGTGCTAAAGTGCTTAACAAAGCAATACCTGGATTAATTCCTGAATTTAATGTAGCATTAGCCAAAGAGTATGATGGTAAGTGTGATTGGAATGATGAATGGTATGCTAGTAGAAAATTAGATGGTGTACGTTGTTTAGCAGTTGTAGATGACAAAGGTAAATGTACACTGTACTCTAGAATGGGTAAAGAATTCACTACATTAGATAAAGTAAAACATGCTATTGAATCTACAGGTATTATGGATACTGTGTTTGATGGTGAAATTTGTTTGTTGGATGAAAATGGAGATGAAGATTTCCAAAGTGTAATGAAACAACTTAGACGTAAAGACCATCAAATCAAAAATCCTACGTTTATGATATTTGATATGATTCATAAACTTAACTTTGAAGGAGGCAAATCAACAACACCACTATCAGATAGATTACGACATTTAAGAACATGGTTAGAACCTACTATTGATAGATACACTACCGAAGATTGTAAAATTGGACCCAACACATTACGTTATTTAGATCAAATAGTTGTTACAGATGGTAGACATTTTGATATGTGGGGTCAAATGGCAACTGACAATAATTGGGAAGGATTTATGTTACGTAAAAATGTAGGTTATGAAGGTAAACGTAGTAAAAATTTACTTAAAGTAAAAAAATTCTTCGACGCTGAATACACAGTTGTAGATTGTGATGTATCATCTATGGCTGTTGTTAGAGATGGTAAAGAGGAACAAGAAACTATGCTAGCACAAGTTTACATTGAACATAAGGGACACTTAGTTAAAGTGGGTAGTGGTTTTAGCCAAGAACAAAGAATCAAATATATGACTGAAGACATTGTAGGTAAAACAATTACAGTTCAATACTTTGAAGAAACACACAATGATAAAGGGGGTATTTCATTAAGATTCCCTACAGTAAAACACATTTATAATAACAAAAGAGACTGTTAAATGAGAAGATTAATTTACGACATGTACTATGCTAATGAGATATCAGCAGAAATAGTAGAAAGATTATTAACACAATTAGAAAAAAGATCAAGTAAAAGAAAATACTAATATGGAAAAAATAGATCAAATGTTAGATAGATGGATATATAATAGTATTATTAGAACTAAATTAAGAAAATTAATAATAAAAGCAATAAATGAAAATACCCCCAAAACCAAAACGCGGTAAACGCTCTCCATTTTATTGGTGGCGTAGATGGAAAACACATAATTATTTACCCGTTAAAGCAGGACTACTAGCTAGAATCCGAAATGGTGATTTTGAATATTCAAAATTATTTAAATGGGCAGAATATGAATTACATTATATGCAAGACGAATTAGATGAATTTGTTAAAGAATATAAAGGTAGGGAAGACCCAAAAACAGACATTCTTTATATACACATAGAAAGGCGTTATATAAAACGTCGCAATAAATTATTTGTTGATGCTCATGAAATGGAACACAGACATCTTACTAATTTAGTAGGAGCACTAGTTAAAGAATTTATTATTACTAAAGACGAAGTAAAGACTATTATGGAAGAATTTGGAGGAACGACAGAAGATTTGTATATTCACGTATCGAAAATAAGTGAGGGGTTTAGAAAACCTACTAAAGAAAAAGTAATACAACTAATAAAATTAAAATTATGAAATTAGGCTACGCATGTATTAACAGTACACTACAAGCAGCAGATGGTATTACTACCAATCGTGGTATGAGACAAAAAACATTCAATGAGAAGGGACTCGATTATGTGTCTGAATTAGCATTACAAAATTGTAGAGATTTAGTCACTATAGTTAAATGGAATGAGACAATGGGTATTAAATTATTTAGAATGTCTAGTGATTTATTTCCTTGGATGACGTTTTATGATTTTAAAGAATTACCTGATTATGTTAAAATTATTAATTTACTCAAGGGTGTAGGTAAGCTAGCAGACAAGTATGGTCAACGTTTAACGTTTCATCCAAGTCATTTTAATGCATTAGGTTCACCCAACCCTGTTGTTGTAGAAAAGGCCATTAAAGAGCTAAATAAACATAGTGAAATAATGGACATAATAGGTTTAAGCACCACAGTGTATAATAAAATTAACATTCATGTTGGTGGTGCCTATGGTGATAAAGAAGCTACATTAAAACGATGGATTGACAGTTATTATTTGTTAGATGATAGTACACAAAAACGTTTGACAATAGAAAATGATGACAAAGCAAATATGTATTCAGTAAAAGAATTACATAAAGGTATATTTGAACAATGTGGTGTACCCATTGTATTTGATTATTATCATCATAAATTCTGTACAGGTGACCTTACCGAACAGGAAGCGTTAAATTTAGCTGTTGATACTTGGCCTAAAGACATTATACCTTGCTGTCATTATAGTGAAAGTAGACGTGAAGAACATTTAGACGAATCTATTAGAGCACAAGCACACAGTGATTTAATTACTAGCACTATTTGTACCTATGGTAATGATGTTGATATAGTGTTAGAAGCAAAACACAAAGAATTAGCAGTATTAAATTACAAACAATTAAACGATCAGTGGCACAGACCTGTATTAAAATCTTATTAAAAAAACAATACATTAAAGATAACAATTTATGAGTAAAGAATATAAACAAATTATAGAAGGTCATTATGACAACGGAACAGTTAGAGCAATTGATATACTCAATGATAAGCCATTAACTGCAGATTACATGAAGACACGTCCTGACATTAAACAACGCGTTGAAAAAGCAATAAATACCAATACTTACTTGGCTACCTACCAAAGGGGCACTAGGTTAGGTTTTAAATGGATTACTAAAGAAGAAAAAGAACAATTTATGGGTAAAGATTTTCCAATAGAGGGATTAAGAGTAACTAAACTAGTAAGTGATTTTAAACATGCTACACCACCTAAGGACTTTTTTATTGATAAGTTAAAGTGGAAGTTTTTAGTACGTAACATTGAGAAAGGAAAAAACATTATGATGACTGGTCCTTCAGGTTGTGGTAAAACAGATGCTACATTTAAAGCAGCAGAATATCTTGAACGCAAAGTACATTATTTTAATTTGGGTGCAACGCAGGATCCTAGATCTACTTTAGTAGGTAACACTCATTATAATAAAGACACAGGTACATATTTTAGCGAATCGTTATTTGTACGTGCTATACAACAAAAAAATGCAGTTATCTTGTTAGATGAATTGAGTAGAGCGCATCCCGAAGCATGGAATATTCTAATGACTGTCTTAGATCCTATACAACGTTATCTGCGTTTGGATGAAAAAGACGATAGTCCAACAATTAAAGTAGCAGATGGTGTTTCATTTATTGCAACTGCAAATATAGGAATGGAATATACATCAACTAGAGTTATAGACAGAGCAATTTTAGATAGATTTTCATTAATTGAAATGACTGCCTTATCTGAAGAGGATGAATATACTTTACTTAAGGGTAAATTTCCTACCATTGATGATAGATTATTATCTAACTTATGTAGAATAGTAGGTGATATCAGAAAAGAAATCAACACTGACTCACCAAGATTATCAACAATGATTTCTACTAGAAACACAATTGAAATAGCAGAATTAATAATGGATGGTTTTAGTATATTAGATGCAGCTGAATTATTAATTTATCCTCTATACCCTAATGATGGAAATGACAGTGAAAGAGTATTTGTTAAA